GATAAATCAGCCCAATATAGCCTTGTTTCTCTAAATAATTAGTAAACATTTGTGGTAGAATATATTCTTCAATTTCCTTATTCTTTATATCAACAGGGAATGTCAGTATTTGAAATAATATACTATCTCCAATAATACTATCTGCATTTTTTTTAGAAAAAGTAAATTGATAATTATCATATTCAATTTTTGATCCTTGAGCAATCAAAGGATATATGCTTCTATTTAATGTAATATCAATTGCATTCGTTATATTGTACATACCTAAACGATGTAACCAACTGTATTTAGGATAGTACACAGAGAAATTTACATCGGCAAATTTATTACCTAATTCCTGAATAGCAGTCGGCATTGATCTTGCCAAATATAGCATAGGTTTTCCTGCTATACTAAATCTTTGACTTCCCGCCAGATTCTTTTTACTAAACGGTATGTGATAGTACTCATAGATGTTACCAATATCATATTTACCAACAGGTCTTCCTCTGAATAATACATTAGTATATTGCATTGCATTACTAGATGAATAGTTGGTACAGAATTTATTTACATAAACATCTAATTTTTCATATGCCTCATCACTGTTTCTTTCAACACAAGATGCATATACTTCAATCAGCCCATCAAAAAATTTTTCTAATAAATCAATTTTCCCTTTATAATCTTCAAGCAAGTCATCACAAAACTGCACATATATAGACTCATTTGTATATTTTTTTGAATAATCGCAATCACAATTTTTCAATGAATTCAAATTTTTAAATTCTTCTATGTAAAGTTCTTTATACATAAGCAGTTTTTCTTTAAAACTTGATTTGATAAAACAGTTTCTTTTCAATTGTTTTTGATGAGTATTATCAAAAAAACAACATACACAGGACATTTCAACCCCTCCGTTCTTTTAATATTTGTCAGACACACGGATAAATAGTCTTTACTTCGTTTTTTAAAACAAGTATGCAATTGCTATACACAAAAATAATATAACCTCACTCAAATGTAGTCAATAACAATTATGAGACTTTTACTATAAAAAAGAAGAAGGACATTACCATGGTCCGGTAAGCCCTTTCTTCTTTGCTATATTGATAAGTTCATCTTTAGACAGCACTTTTCTTTGCGCCTTTGGCGCCTTCTTTTTTATTAAAATCTCAAGCTTCGGCAGCTTCTTGGCTCTTGCAAAGGCTTCCACATGCCATGCAAGGTAGAGAAGGTCACTGGTTTTTCGCTCCTCTCTTGCAACAAATCCCTCAGCTATAAGGTTGAATTCAAAAGGTGTCAGCCTCCAGAATTCCTCTGGCGAAATCCCCATAACACCGACCGCAACCTTTAGGAGTCTGTACCAGTCCCAGTCTTCTCCTTTGCCGCTGTCGGCTTCTTCCCGTTTTTTCTTCCGAATGCCTCGGTCATAGCCTCACCCAGTTTTTCAGCCACTGTATTGATATCTGAAAAATCGTCAATCAGTTCTCCGACCCTTTCTGGTGTAAGGTTCTTATCCTCATGGTACAACCCTGCGTAGATAATGGTTCGCATATCTTTCACGCTGATGTTGTCCAAGTCCAGCTTACTGATTGGCTTTCCAATCATTTCTTCCACACGAACCAGTGCGTTCAGTCCGAAACGCAGGCTCCTCGGTTTATCCAGTTCCAAAGTCACACTCTGTTTTGCCATTTTTATTAACCCTCCCTGTAATATAGGGCACCAACACCCTGAATTTCTATTGATTCATTCACCACATCATCAACGGCAGCTTCAACTCCATCTGATTTGATGATTCCGTAACCTTCATACCTTGCCTTTGAAGAGGTAGTATCCACATAAAGTGCAATGATTACCTCCTGCCCAAGCCTTGAGAAGAATTCATCATCACCCCAGTAGCTTTCAGCCGAGGCAGAAAACTCTTTGATGGAAGTGATGAATTCCTTCCAGCCGTTTGACATGAAGGTGGTGGTCTCGGGTGTTTCCATCCCAAGTTCGGCTGACCAATCGAAAAAGCCACCATGCTGCTCAACGGTTAATGACTTTCCGCTAACCAGAATTACATCGTCACCATCCTTTGCCTCTTCAAAGACTACAACCCCGCCGCAGTATTCAAGTTCAAAACCTATAGTCTGAACCTCACCATTCACCTTTACCGTAACTGGCGAATTTTTATCCCAGTAGCGTTTGGTGTTATCCGAGATTGTAAATCGTCTAAGACTCAGGTCAGCCATTGTTATTTCGTCTATAAATGCAGCAGGAGCAGTTTCTTTATTAATAAAGACTGCTCCTACACTTCCTGATAGCACCACTATGTCTCACCTCCATAATAAAAGCCCTCATCCATTAAGGGTGAGAGCCAAGTTCAAATACTATTATTGTGCTAAAAAATAATCTACGTAATGCTGTTCTTCTCCTTTGCTGGCTATCAATTCAGTATCTCTTGATATGCCATATGACGTTGGATCTACGTCTTTGAAGGTTTCATAAATCTGAGAGCCAACAAGGCTGTGATTAAATGCATCATCTGGTAGATTGAGATTTTTGCACACTGTCACAGAAACTTCCCCGGAGTTCATATATGGCCTTGTGTAAAAAAACGAATCAAAGTATGGTACCAACTCCTGAGCAATACTGTTTTTTAATGTTGGATTCCTGTCAAGAAAATCAAGGTTATCATAGTGCGGCGAATCTTTCTTTGTTGACTTTTTTTCATCACATTTACCTGCCTTGTTTAAAAACTTAATCTTCATGAAACCCCTCCTCACATACATTCCTCAAGCAATTTTTTAATGTTCCTTATGGTTACCTTCCTTCGCTTGATTGTCTCAGGCTCTCCTTTGTTTTGAAAGGAAACGATAAAGTTTATCAACCTGAGCATTTCTTCATCTGTTATGTAGGGTTCTACATAGTACGGAACCGCTTCTTCACTCTCGCCAACAGACACAGTCTCGTTATAAAGCTCTCTTTTTTCTTCACTTTCAGTTACCATAAACAACCTGTTAGGAACTGAACTAAATCTTGCCCAGTTGAAGTTATTATAGAGCGCCCGACTAAAAGTCGATAGTTCCCTGCCAATATTACTGACTCCATTTTCTGTTTGAATTTCTAATTCAAGCTGAATTGATTTTTGCGTCACCTCAAGTATCCGTAATTTTTTATACCCGTGTTTATTATTTGAGGTTTCACTTGCCTTACTAATGTCTTCATGCAAATTTCTAAAATCGAGATTTGCAGTGGCATCAGCTTTGGGACTTTTTAGTCCTACTCTCAAAATGAAGATTTGCTTTAACATCATATCACCATCCTTAAAATCATTGTACTCCATAAATTTATCTACGTCAACCTTAATTTTATTTATGGAGTACATAATTTTATTTAAAAATTAAATATAGGACAATGCGCCATTACCCTGAAACTCTATGGAAATGGTCACGATGTCATCCACAGGGTCTTCTACTGACAGACTTGAGATGATTGCCTGCCCGTTATAGTAATTGATGTTGTTGACATATAGCTTCAAGTCAACTTCTGTTCCGTTTAAGAACGCATTCTGCAGTGCCGCCTGTCCATTTGCATCCGTGTGTACGTTATAAGCACCTTCAGCACTTGCCGACCACTCTTTTAGACCTGCGATGAAGTTTTTCCACTCATCACCGAAGGCTGTGGTCTCCAACGTATCAATCCCCAGTTCCAAAGACCAGTTGTTTAGAGCAGTTACCGCATTTGCCCCAATCATGACCTTTCCTTTTTTTCCTGCTGTTCCAGCCATCTATATCACCCTTTCCTCATAATGAAATTGAAAATCCATGTAGCAATACCAGCCACCAGTGTCAGGCTCGTAGCCTTCAACCTCTCCCAGCATTAAAACAGCACCGATGTCTATGCCGTCAGTGCCGCCCATAAGTCCTGTGAAGTTTTGAAGGCAAAGCCGTATTTCCTCCGCCAGTGCCTTGCACTGGGCATATGTTTCAGCCCTTGCCGATATTTGAAATACAGGAGTTGTGTATCCTGTATCTCCGTGTAATGAATGAAGCCTTTCTCCCGATACCTTTTGATAAGTCACGGCAGGAAGGCTTTTGTTTTGAGGGATCATCAAAGGATAAATCCTATCCTGAACAATCGCCTTCACTCCAACTACATTGCTTAAATGTGTATATAAGGCTTCCTCAAACATCCGATCACCTCGCTTTTCCGACTGCACGGCTGAGTTCAGTTGTGACCTTTTCAGATATTTTTTCCTTGTTCTCATCCACCGCAGGTCTCATGAATGGTTGTGCCGCTTGGTTTTCAGTGCCAAGTTCGACAAAGGTGCCGTAGTATTCTTCCTTGCCCGGCTTTACCCTTACATCCGCTTTATATGGAGTGCTTTTGCCCACTTCAAGCTGAAGACTGTTTCTGAGTTTACCCGTTCTCACGGGACACCTTCTTTTAGCATCATCAAGAGCAATTTTTCCTCCGGCTTCTGCTGCTTGAAGTAAAACATTTTCAGCGTTTTGACCCATTTCCTTCAGAATCTTTATAATTTCCTCAGCACCCTCAACCTCGGCTTTTACCTTTTTAGCCCTTGCTGAATAGCTCCTTGCCATTAGACCACCTCCTCATGCTCCTTGCAGAGCAGGTACAGTGCAATATTTCTCTCGTCCTTGTTTGAAACATGAAGGATATCAAGGTTTTTCTCCTTGAACATCACCCTCATTTGGGTGTTGACTCCCTCAACATACCGCATGATGATCTGCACCGTACTTTCCGCATGAAGCTGTTGAGCGGCAAATAACTCCTTGCCAGACAAAGGTTCAACACTTGCTGAAACATCTGCAAAATCATTCCATACTTTTCTTTCCTCACCAAATGAATTTTTAGAGGAGATATATGTCTGAAGCTTGATTCTGTGCCTCAGCTTCCCGATTGAGAGCAGAGGCTTTGACATATTACCCTGACCGACATATTGTCTTTTTTGATTATTCCAAGCCATAGCCTCACCACTCCTTATTTCGGTATGCCGTCAGCAATAGTGCTGAAGTTTCCTGCAATTTTCTTACATCCACATTCTCACGAAACTCATAAAACTGAGACACCGCATACCAGATTGTTGTTTTTACAAGCTCCGGCAGCACCCCATCATCCACATTAAAGTCAGAAAGAGGGAAGCGGAGGACACCTTCGACGATATCCTCCGCCGCTGTTATGAAAGTGGTTACAAGGGTGTCCTCGTGGTCTGAGTCAAGTCTAAGGAATGCTTTTGTTTCCTCTAGTGTGACCACCAAAGCCAACACCTCCTTATTCTGATACCATGACTCCGGCCGCTTTTAATTTTGCAAGAAGGGCATTGAAATCACCTTTCAAGTCAGCAATAGTTGTAGCTGCACTATCTACCTGCGTTTCAGCAGGTTTTAGTTCCACATCATCAAAGGTGAGTTTTCCTCCGATGGCAATCTCAAGAGTGCCACCGACTACTGTTTTTTCTCCACCTTGCTCGGTATAGTTTTTAACATTGCTCATGGTTCACCTACGCTTTCTGCTGAAGCACCTTGATGGCTTCTGCAAGAATCAGCTTACCGTCAACCCTCTGTGTTGCCATGAAACCAACCTGCCCGGTTGCTGCGAACAATTCGTTCAATCTCCTAAAGGCTCTGCCTTGACGGTCTGCAACCCAGTAGTAGGAGAAATCACCGAATGCAACGGTCTTGGCTGCAGCCTCAATTGTTGGCACAAAAGAAGATGTCAGCACAGGTCTTGTCAGAATTGTATCGGGAGTTCCTGCTGTCAAAGAAGGAGTCCACAAATACTGGCCATTGCCGTCTTTCAACTTTCTGATAGCCTTGACAGTGGCATCATTCATCACAAAGGTTGCATTCTTACGGTAGGGTGCTTTAAGGCTAAAGAACAAATCCATAACCTCGTCCACCGTAATTGCGGTGCTACTGGCTGCAGTCACTCCAACCCCTGCACCACCTGTTGCATTGAAAATACCGGTTGGCTTTCCTGTTCCATTACCAATGAAGAAGGCTTCCTCTTCCTTGGTCCCAATTCTTCTCGCAAACTCCTTGGCAATATAGCTTTCAAGGTTGAAAATGCTGTCATTCAATAGTTCATCTGAAACCTTGATCATGGTTGCAAGCTTGTATGCCCCGATGGAAACCTGACCAAAGCTGTCGTCGCTCTCAGGAATTGCACCTTCCTCATCAACCCATGAAGCATTACCTTTGGTAGCCACAACAGGGATTTTCTTATCTCCGCTTGATGTGGTGATTACCTTGGCAAGCTTCCTGAAAATGTTTTCCTCGAGCAAGGCTTCAACCAAGGTGCGTTCAAATTCATCCGGCACCAGGTAACCGCCTTCCGAATCAGTGCCAATCTGCAAAGCGTTCTGGACATCATAGCTGTTTTTATTTCTCATCGCCTTCCAGAAGGACTGTCTGTATTCATCAGTTGCCCTTCCTGTCTTGTCAACTCCTGCTCCTGCAGGTCTATTGGTAATAGGAGCATTTACAGGTTTTGAAAGTTCGATATCCAGTGTCTGCTGTCTTTCAAGCCTGTCGATTTCCTTGCCAAGGTTCACCACCTCAGCCTCCATTTTTTCATAGGTTGCAGTATCCTCTGCAGAAACTATGCCGTCATTGCCTCTCTTGGCATCAAGGAATGCTTTTGCCGCTTCCCATGCTTTCGCTCTCTTTTCAACCAGTTCTAAAATTCTGTTCATAGTGGTATCCTCCTTAAATTTTTAAGAGGTCAAGCCTCTTATATAATGTGTTTGCATCTGTTCCATCGTGCTTTGCCTTTTGCGGTAGCTTGCTTATTAGTGAATTGGTCACTGCCATTCTGCTGAATATGACACCCTCTGGTGCTGACGCCTTACCGCTTTCATCAGAAAAAAGAATGCCATCGGCAAAGCCTAACTCCACAGCCTTATTGGCATTGAACCAACTTTCCGCATCCATCAGATGAGAAAGCTTCGCTCTTGAAAGACCAGTTTTGAGTTCATAGGCATTGATGATGCTTTCCTTGACCTCGGACAGCATAGCAATTGCCTTTTCCATCTCAACCGTGTCTCCAAAGGCAATGGTCATGGGGTTGTGAATCATAAAAAGTCCAGTGGGTGAGATAAGCACATCACCTCCAGCCATTGCAATTACCGAAGCGGCACTTGCTGCGATACCGTCAATCTTTACAGTGACCTTGCCTCTGTAGTCCATCAGCATGTTGTAAATCTGGCTTGCAGCAAAAACATCACCACCCGGAGAGTTAATCCAGATGGTGATGTCACCAGTTCCACTCATTAATTCATTTTTAAATTGCTTGGGTGTCACCTCATCTCCAAACCAAGTCTCCTCGGCTATTGCACCCTCAAGGTACAGGGTTCTTGAGTCATCCTCATTTTTGACCCAGTTCCAAAATTTCTTATTCAAGTTTTCCATCCTCCTTTGCTCCAGTATTTGCACCCGCAAATGCTCCGGCATCTGCAAGTTTTGTCATGTTTCCGTTTATAAGATAGAGATCACCTCCAAGCTCCTCAGGTATCCTGTTAAGATTCTCCAGTTCCCGTATATCATTTGAGGAGAGCCAGCCATTCTGTCTGCCGACTGAATAGCCATTCATCCTGCTCTGATAATCACCCCTTAAAAGTCCATCCACATTGAACTTCACGAAATAGTCACGCTTTTCCGTTGGCAGGAGCAAGGCTCTTTGCATTGCCTGTTCCCAGCGCACCACCCAAGGGTCAAGTGTGTATTTTACAAACTCAAGGCTCTGCTGCTCTATATTGGAGAAGCTTGACTTTTCAAGGTCGCCAATCATGTGGGGCGGTATCCTGAAAATACGAGCAATCTCATTCAGTTGAAACTTACGGGTGGCAATAAACTGTGCCTGTTCGGGTGGTATTCCAATACTCTGGAATTTCATGCCCTCTTCCAAAACAGCTACCCTGTGAGCATTGCTGCTCCCTTGATACACAGCATTCCAGCTTTCTCTCACCCTTGCCGGATCCTTGACAACCCCCGGATGCTCTAAAACTCCGCCGGGGTTAGCCCCGTTTGCAAAGAACTTAGCACCATACTCCTCCGTTGCTATAGCCATCCCGATTGCATTCTTTGCCATAGCAATTGGGGAGTAGCCAATCAATCCATCAAAGCCAAGCCCGGGTATGTGTAAAACCTCATCGCTTGATAACCTTTCTGTCCCTGTATCCTTTTGATACTGATAATAAATCTGCCCTTTTGAATCCCTGTCTACTGCCACTTTGTCAGGAAGTAGAGGATAGAGAGCCAAAACCCTGCCTCTTCCATCACGAATAATCTGTGCATAAGCATTTCCCCATAACAAAAGATGACTCATCAGCGTTTCTCGAAACACAAATGAAGTCATCTCAGGGTTAGGCTCATCATGGAGCAGATAATATAGCTGATGGTCAATTGCTTTTTCTTTCCCGTTCCCGGTGTATTTGTAAGTATGAAGCGGCAAGCTTGCCAAGGTCTCTGAAAGTATTCTTACACAAGCATAAACAGCTGTTGTCTGCATCGATGTACGCTCATTTACAGTTTTTCCGCTACTGGTGCTACCAAAGAAAAAGCTGTACGCAGAGCCAAACAAACTATTGGTAGGCTTGTCTCTCGCCTTGCTAAGCCAATTAACAAATGGTAGCCTCATACTTTCTCACGCTCCTTTTCTAAGCTAATCAGAACCTTTAAATAAAATTCACATTTCTGTAAATCTTGAACGCCGCCTTTTTGAGTATATCTCCATAAATATTTGATACAGTTACCCTTAAGATATCCTGCAAAAGCATCCACCGTCATTGCTGCACGAATTGCTTCTATACATTCAACTCCACCATTTGTGTAGTGTGGCGGGTGATTGACATTATCAGACACTCCAAATCCCCCTCTCGTCATAAACGCTCCCTGTTTTGGCATTTATATTAACCATAGCTCTTGCCAGAGCCATTACCAAAGCAACCATGCCATCGATACGTTCTGTTGATTTTGCCTTGTCCAGCTTTATGTTTTCAGCTTCATCGATTTTTGCAGTAACATTATCAGCCATCCATGATAGAACCGGGTGATTGCCATGTATTAAATTTTCGCTAAGCACAAGTCTCATTAAATCTTTTGTCGGCCCGCTCATACTCTCAAAACCCTGTCCAAATCTGACCATTGTCAAGCCTTCATCTTGCAGATTAAGAATTATCTGCGTAGCATTCCAGCGGTCATAGGCAATTTCTTTCACAACAAACTCTGAGCAAATGTTCATAATATCGCGCTGTAAAAAACGATAATCTACAACATTACCCTCTGTAGTATTAATAAAGCCTTGTTTTTCCCAAATATCATAAGGCACATTATCCTTTTTCACACGAATATAAACATTATCTTCCGGCATCCAAAAATAGGGCAAGACAATAAACTTTTCATCCTCAGAAGTTGTCTGGTCGTTGGCTTCACTAACTGCTCCACCCTGCAGCCTGGGAGGAAAGACCAAAACAAAAGCTGTGAGGTCTGTGGTGCTTGATAAATCAAGTCCCGCATAACATTCTCTACCTCGTAGCTTTTCTAACTCTATCTCCCCACCGCATTTGTTCCATTTATCCATTGGCATCCATCGAACATTTTGCTTCATCCATTGATTTAATCTAAGCTGCCTGAATATATTTTCTTCTGCTGGGTTCTGCTTTGCATTTTCACAAGCTGCTCGTACCTTATCAATACTAATAGTAACTCCAAGTGAAGGATTGGCTTTCTTCCAAACCTTTTCACTAGTCCAGTCCTCATGCTCCTCAGCTCCATAAATAACAGGGTAGAAGGTGGGATCAAACTTTCTGCCAGAGATAATGTCCTTCGCCTTTTTATGCACCTCATAGCAGATGCTGTTATGATCATTGCCTGCAGTAGTAATAAAGAAATATAACGGCTGCCGCCTTGCATCACCGGAACCATGGGTCATAACATCATACAGCTTTCGGTTTGGCTGAGTATGAAGCTCATCAAAAACAACACCATGAACGTTAAGTCCATGTTTGTTGGGTACATCCGCTGAAAGCACCTGATAAAAGCTATTTAGTTCTGGATATAAAATCCTTTTGTTTGAGGGTATAATTTTCACAATTTGGGATAAGTACGGATGCTGCCTTACCATCTGTGCTGCAACGTTAAAGACGATACTCGCCTGAGCCCTGTCAGCAGCACAGGAATAAACCTCCGCACCCGGTTCACCATCAGCAATTGTGAGCAACAGGGCAATAGCCGCCGCAAGCTCACTCTTACCATTCTTTTTTGGCAGTTCAACATAAGCAGTAGTATATTGCCTTATTCCATCAGGTTTTACTGTTCCAAATACATCGCTTACAATTTTCTTTTGCCAAGGCATCAGTATAAAAGGCTTACCCGCCCATTCACCATTGGTGTGGCTCAAGTCCTGAATAAAATCTATCGCATGCTGTGCCTTTTCCTTACTGAAATATGTGCTTCTTTTCTCAATTGCCATCACCTCCACCTCACAAATTGGCAAAGAAAAAGACACCCATGTCGGTGCCTTAATCGCTGTATTTCTTATTAATTATCTGTTCTGTTTACCATTCTGCCGCCTCACAATCAGGGCAATAAGCCGAGTATCTTGCATAGCCATAGCCTTCTGCTTCAATCAAAATCCCATCTTTAAAGCCTTCCGCTTTAACCAATAGACAGTGCCAAACCCTGTTGTTATCAATATACATCTTTTCAATGTTATCCTTGATGAAATCAAACTCCGAAAGCAGATCATCTGCAAAAGCTCTAAAGCTTTCCTCTGGAAGTTCAATAACAGCTTCCACTACAAAGTAGCTTTTATCCCGCTCTTGACCTGTGCGGTTTTTTAATTCTTCAAGGTCTACCGCTTTCCTTGTGAATAATGCTTTATTCATTTCTTTTCACACCCCTGATTCCTTCAAAATTATAATTCCCCTTCATTATTTGCTCATGATCAGCTTCAACCGCCTTCTGATAATCCTTGTCAGACTTTTCTTTATCAGAACAAGCCATGCAAATGCAATCCGTATTAAACATGGACATTATCCTTCCGCTTTTGAGGTCACCGCCACAGCGGTCACAATGTTTCTGCATAAAAAACTTATCCATCCTTTTGCTCCTTCCCGACTGAAAGCGCAGTTTTTTCCAACTTCCGTTTCCTTCCAACCTTGAAAGCAGTACCTTCCGTTCCGACTTATATTCATCTCCGATAAAGCCGAGCCTTAAAAGGAAACAACGCCATGCATACTTCTCATTCTCAGCTTCCTTTTGCTTAACCGATGCGTACTTTTGTGTTTTTGCCTGTTCATTGAGCCGCAGGCTAAGCATCACATATGCCCTTAGCTCTTCCAGCTTCAGGCTTGCGTTATAAAAGCTGAAACAAATGCTGTCTGGGATTGCATCCAGCCGTAAATTGCTGTCTGAAGTATAGCTGCCTGCTTCAAGACCACTGTTATATACCATCATAAAATCTTCAAGCGAGTCAAGCGGTGTTGAATTCAGTACATTCACCAAGCCTAACGATACTATTCCATTCTCCCGATTCAGTGCCTTGCAAAGCAGTCTTTCCTTACTGCTAATAATATTGATGAGATTTCTTAAGGTGACTCCCGTATGCTCGGAGGCTGAAAGCATAATGCTTAAATCTCCATCTGCTATAAGTCCGGCATTTTCTAAAGCTTCAAATATTGTTTTTGCTTCATCAATTTCTGAAAACTCAAGTTCAGGAGAACGAACATTTCCGCTCTTTTCAATAGTCCATCCACCAACCATATATAAAAAAGTCGGGGGTCCTAAATATCTGACTTCTTCAGATATAGCTTCTGAAATTACACTGACGATGACTTTACGTTCTTGACCTGTGATCTTTTGTAAAAATACAAACTTACCATTTTCCATTGCTTTTACCTACCTTTCCTTTATTGGCTGGTCGTTGCCTGAGGCAACTTCTGCGCCTATGCAACCCAGTAGGTACATTAATCACTCTAAACCCTTTGGAAGTCAACTAACTTCTGTGCTTCCTCAAAGGGTATTTTTTCTGCTCCTCTTAATAGAAAAACACCCGCAGTATTTTGGGTGTTTTCAATAAATCTTTTTACAATAACATCGCAGTATTTCGGATCCAACTCCATCATACTGCAAAGCCGGTCTGTTTGTTCTGTAGCAATAAGTGTTGTACCAGAGCCGCCAAATAAATCAAGTACCACATCTCCCATATGAGAGCTATTCATCAAAGCCTTTGCAACCAATATCACCGATTTCATTGTCGGATGCTCATCACTTCTCTTGGGTCTTGGAATATCCCATACATCCGATTGCTTTCTATCCGAAAGAGGACAGAGGCGGCTGCCTTCACTCCAGCCATACCATATAGGCTCGAACTGTGTATGATAATCCTTTCGAGATAAAACAAGCGTGTCCTTTTTCCAAATAATCGTTGATGACCAATGATAACCTGCATCTGCCATAACGTTCATTAAGTTTCCCCATTCCTGACCGCTCATTACAATGTAGGTCATGCAGCCCGCTTCACTGACTTCCTTCTGGCAAGTGAAAGCCTTGTATAAAAACTCTGCAAACTGCTTGCTGGTCATCTTATCATTGAGAATCTGACGAGGCTTCCAGCTTGGATGCTTCGAATCGGAACCATAGTCAACATTCCAAGGTGGATCAGTAAATACTATTTTTGCCTTCTTACCAGCCATTAAATTTTTGACATCCTCAATAAGAGTACTGTCCCCACACATTAACCGATGTCTTCCAAGTAGCCACACATCACCTCTTTGAGATATTGGAGTCTCCGGAGGTGTTGGGTCAAAGTTCTCATCCTCTTTAACCTTACCTTGTGTGGTATCCCTAAACAATTCATCAAGCTCCACCATATCAAAGCCAGTGAGCGAAACATCAAAACCCTCAGCATTTAAGTCCTTCAATAAATCTGTCAGTAGCGGGATATCAAACTCACCGCTTATTTTATTTAAAGCAACATTGAGTGCTTTTTCTTTGTCAGTACCCATATCAACAACAACGCAGTCAATCTCGGTCTCACCCAGTGCGGTTAATATCTTAAACCTCTGATGCCCGCCCACAATATTGCCTGTGCGTTTGTTCCAGATAACCGGCTCGACATAACCAAACTCCTCAATACTACGTTTCAATTTCTGATACTCAGGATCTCCCGGCTTCAGATCTTTCCTTGGATTATATTTAGCCGCCTTTATTTTAGCGACAGGTATTTTTTGTATGTCCATAAATTCCTCCTGTTTTTGAGTAGAGTAAAAGGGTGGAGGAATCCACCCCCTTCTTCATCAAACCGTACGTGAAGTTCTCCTTCATACGGCTTTCCTTCATTCTTCTTCCTACAGCATTTCGTTACACAGCAAGCCTTTGCAGACCTTGTTCATAGATAGTTTTGCGGACATTTGATAGACCAGAGTAATGCCTTTTGATTTTCTTCTTGCAGTTGTACCATACTGTAAATTTCTTTATAATGTACCAATCAATCTTATTCAGTTGCTTCTCTGCATTCTTTAACCCATAGTAGTTTCTCATTCCTATGATTTTGGGATTTAAGGTCTTCACCATATCCTTTATGTCCAGCAGCAACGTTGACCTGCTGGCAAATACTTTCCGGATATTTTCCCGCATCTTTCCCATAGCTTTCTTTGAAGGCACTTGGTGCATTTCTTTAAATGTCCTACCTTTAGCTGTCTCTGATTTCTTAAAACGGTGATGGAATCCCAGAAAATCAAACCCTTCCGTTCCATCCCATATACTCACCAGCTTCGTCTTCTCAGGATGTATTTGCAGTTCAAGCCTGTATAGTATTGATTTCACTGCGTTTAGTGAATGATGGGCATCTTTCTTTGTCCTGCATACTACTACGAAATCATCCGCAAAACGGACGAGTTTTCCAAGATGCTTGTAATGCAGCTCCCATTTGGTGTCTAGGTAGTTAAGATAGATGTTTGAGAGCAGCGGTGATATGACTCCACCTTGTGGTGCGCCAATTTCACTTTCCTCAAACTCCCCTTTGTAGATGACTCCAGATTTCAGCCATTGTCTGATGAGTTTTATTATTCTCCTGTCAGATATGCGCATTTCTACAAGCTTTATTAACTTCTCATGGTTTATGGTATCGAAATAGCTACATATATCTGCATCTACCACCCACCATCCTTTATTCCTTGTATCCTTGCGTATCCTGTCAAGTGCCTGGTGCATACTTCTTTTGGGGCGAAATCCATAGGAACATTCTTTGAAATCAGCTTCAAATAAAGGCTCAATAACAATCTTTGTCGCCATTTGTACCACTCTGTCTCTGATAATCGGCACGGTTTGTTCATACTGCACACCTCCCAAGACTGTTTTGGTTTTTAAGCTATATCATTACCAGGTTTTGGATTTTACAAGGTGCCCGGATTTTTGTACCCATTCCCGCAACTCTACTTCTTTTTGTTTGTCTATCTGAATGTCCCAAGGCCAACCAGGTGCAGCCTTTTCTGCGTGTAAGATGCCATGGTATATCCAATAGTAGACAGTATCCTGACCCACTTCAAATCGCTCCGCCACTTCCTTGACAGTTAAGCCTTTATGGCGGTCGGAAAGTGCCGGAATGTGGTTTAAATACCGAATCCACTTGATAGAATCAACGGTAAACACCCGCCCTTCCGGTGTACGCAACCCAGCCTCATTCAAATGGGCTGCAATTTGGCTGTCGGTCATTGTGCCCGACAGCGTACGGACAGACTCCACCGTTTGAGGTGTATGTTTCCTGGCTGTACCTTTCGGCAAGGACTTTGTCGCATGAATTTCTTCAACGCAATGATTCTGCCATCTCAATCCCAATCGTACATCCGGCTGTCTTGCTTCAGCGAATATGGTGATGTCTTCAATGAGCATACGTAGAATCCGTTTTCGTTCTTTTGCAGTAGTAGTCGTTGCACCCCAGATACGGGGAAGCTCCTTGGCTAATGCCAGAATCTCCGTCTTGTCTTGTTGTGTGGGACGCCAGCTTTGCCGTAACCGGTATTGCTCGTATTCGTTCTGAAGTTCTTCCAGCTCTGACAGTTTTTCATTCCACCGGGCTTCCAAGGTTCTTGCGACCAGGCGGTTTTCTGGCTCTACCTGTTGGTACTGCCGTTCAGCCCGTTCCGTTTCATATCTGGCACGTTCCAGTGTGAGTTTCCAACCTTTATCGGCTTCATTCTCTTCTTTCAGCAATTTATCCATTATCTCGATAGCAAGTTCCAATTCTGCCGGCTGCATAACATGAATAACCCTGGCTGCAATAGCTTGGTCAATAATCAGTGCCGGTACAGTTGTACATGTGGCTCTGGTACCATGTTCCCATCTCCCCTTGCACTCATATACGGGAGATATTCCACCATTGCCGGTATATCGCACAGTCATGTGTCGTCCACATTTCCCGCAGAGAACCAGTCCTTGCAGCAAGGCGGTACCTTCTCTGGCGGGTCCACTTACTTCGAGATTGGTACGGTTGTTCTGTAATTGTTTTAGATTCTCTTCATACACTTCCCATGTAATGTACCCTGGATGATGATCAGGAATGAAGACTTGCCATTGTTCCTTCGGCAACTGCACCGTGTGATGGATAAACAACCCCTGCGGATCAACACGCTTTTGATCATGATAGCGCCCAAATATATACGCACCAGTATAACCCGGATTATGCAGGATGGATACAACGCGGCTGTGCGTAAGCGTTCCCCAAACAAGTTTTCCTGCCCACACTCCTCCATAAGCCCGTTTAGGAAATCGGAGGCCGTTTAGCGCAAAAAACTGTACTACGCCATAAGCGCTTCCACAGGCCTTAAAGGCAGAAAAAACGTTACGTATGGCTGCTTGCACCTCTTCATCAGGGTCAAGTACTGTTTGACCATCTGCATCATATGCATATCCAACTGGTAAAGGAAATCGTAATTCTCCTTTTTTGGCTTTATTCTTTTTTCCACCGAGCATACGCACACGAAGTGTAATGGTACCGTTTGTCAAGACACGATTTTGAAATTTCTAAGCTATGTTCTCCCTTCTTAATTTACATAATTGTATATTTATGGTACTGATATGAAAAACAAAGGATTACTG